TGATGTATGTGTAACATGCACACACATACACACAAACAAACCAACATAACAAAAACTTATACTACTCCGTAGTATAAGACTATCACTACGAAGTAGTGAACCAACAAACCAACATAAACAAAACTTATAGTACTCCGTACTATAAGACTACTACTACCAAAGGTAGTAGAAACAATAGTAATATCAATAGATATTACTATCATTATTGGTACCATAAAGAATTCTTATAGAGTCGAAGACTCTATATATATATATATACTAAGAGTAGTTACTCTTAGTATAAGGGTATAAGTATATCTTACTACCGAAGGTAGTACTACTACTCATCCTATAACCATTGGTTATAGGCATACCCTAATACAACCTTGTTGTATAAGGAAACTAGGCTCTTAACATAATCTTTGATTATGGGCTCTATAAGCATATATAATACTACAAAGTAGTATCCCCGTTATCAATCTCACACACACTATATATTGTACTACATATATTTTTGGTGTTTTTTGAGTTTGGCTTAGGTATGGTGTTTTTGTAGTATTGTATGTTAAGGTTGTGTTAATTTTAGTTTTTGTTGTTACTTTTGTTTGATAAGTTTCGTATAGTATAGTAGTGGGGTGTTTTTTTTTTATTATTCTTATGTTTGGGGGTGGTTTGGTTGTCGTATGCGGATTTGGATGGTGTGCCTAGTCAGACTGCTGGTGTTTCGAGTTTGTTGGGTTCTGATTGGAATACTTATGTGCGGGATAATTTTGATTCGATAAAGTTTGGTCATGTGGTTGTTGCGGATAATACTGCTAAGTCGGCTATTAGTGCTGTTGAGGGTATTATGGTGTATCAGTCGGATGTTGATACGTTGTTTTTGTATACTGGTTCGGGGTGGGTTGAGGCTGTTGATACTGTGAGTTTGGTTGATTCTGCTGTTGAGACTCTTAAGATTAATGATTTGGCTGTTACTACGGCTAAGATTAATGATTTGGGTGTGACTACTGGTAAGATTGCTGCTAGTGCTGTTACGTCGGCTAAGATTGCTGATGATACGATTGTTAATGCTGATGTTAATAGTGCTGCTGCTATTGCGTATTCTAAGTTGAATCTTGCTTCTAGTGTTACTAGTGCTGATATTGTAGATAATACGGTTGTTATTGGTGATTTGGCTACTGCTTTGCAGGCTTTTCTTACGCCTACTGGTACTGTTTCTGCTTTTGCTGGTGCTTCTGCGCCTACTGGTTACTTGTTGTGTGATGGTTCGGCTGTTTCGCAGACTACTTATGCGGCTTTGTTTGCTGTTGTTGGGGCGAATGCTTTTGGTACTGATGGTGGTGGTAATTTTTCTTTGCCTAATCTTAAGGGTCGTGCTGTTATTGGTGTTGGTGTGGGTACGGAACTTACTGCTGTGCTTGGTGTTACTCCTGCGAATATGGCTGCTACTGTGGCTCTTTCTGCTGCTGAAACGGCTGTTAGGGATCATACGCATGATATGAAGAATCATACGCATACTGGTACTACTGGGGGGCAAAGCGCTGATCATTCGCATACTACGCCTTTTATTCAGGATTCAACTATTCTTCGTGGAACGGGTGTAGTTTTTGATCGTGTTCGTCAAGCCGGGTCTACAAATACTGGCGGGACTAGTACCGATCATAGTCATAGTTTTACTTCTAATGGTCCTAATGATAATACTACCAATGGTACTACTGAGGTTGCTGGTGCGGCGCATACAAACATCCAGCCTTCCTTGCCTCTTAACTATATTATTAAGGTATAACAATGTTTGGATCTAACGTACAACCAAAACGAATCGTAAAAGAACAACAAAAAGAAGCATGGTACTGCCACACATGCGACATAGAAAACAAATCCTACTACTCAAAATGCACCAAGTGTGGGGATCACCGTCCCCATTAGGAGAAAATAGTGCCAAACTACTCGTTTAAAGACGGCGTAAACATAAAAAGCAAAGAACTAGAAGAAATCCTGCTTACATACCCCGAAAAGATGGGTTGGTTCCTATCCAAAGGGTACGCGCCCCACTATTATCAAGCATTATTCCACGCAAACACAAACAATAAGCATCTAACCCGATTCCGACACCTAGTAGCCGGACGACGCGGAGGAAAAACCCTCTCAGCCGCATGGGAAGTACTATTCTATTGCCTATACCCCGAACAATTCCACATGGATGCGCGAGGCAAAACAGACAACTCGCCCCTATGGGTATGGGCAACAAGTAAAGATTATAAGGTATTGCGTCCAGCACTCTTAACTATGCGTAAAGTTATTACGGAAGCCGGTCTAGAGATCGGCAAAGATGTAAAAGAGAATCGTGGAGCAATGACCTTTGAATTTAACAATGGTAGTCTAATAGAATTCAAATCGTCTGATGATCCCCAGTCGCTACGCGGCGCAGGACTAGATATCCTATGGATGGATGAGGCCGCATTCATTCGTAGTGAGGAACCGTGGCAGGTAATGCGCCCAGCCCTCTCAGACAAAGAAGGAATGCTAATCACAACTACCACACCAGACGGCAAAAACTGGTTCTACGAAGAATTCTGGAACAAGGAAGCCATGAAAGACCCTGCTCAGGGCAGGGTAGAGTATCGTAGTATTGATAATCCTTACTTCCCTAAGAAAGAGTGGGAGTATACTAAACAACGGTATCATCCTCTTTTGTTTGCTCAGGAGTATATGGCTGCGTTTGATAGTATGGCTGGTCGTGATCTTGCGGGTGACTGGTTGCAGTATTATACTAATGATGATCTTCCTCGTAATGAGGATGGTACGCTTGAGAAACTTCGTAAGTATATTGGTGTTGACCCTGCTGTGAGTATGAGTGGTCGTGGCGATAGGTTTGTTCTTAGTGTTGTGGGTGTTGCTAAGAATAATCAGGTGTTCTTGTTGGATCAGGTTGCTGCTAAGATTCCTTTTGCTGATCAGTTGGATAAGATTGAAGAGTATTATTTGCGTTGGGCACCCGATATTATTGGGATTGAGTCTAATGCGTTTCAGGCGGCTCTTGTGCAGCAGGCGGAGCGTTTGCCTAGTATGCCTCCTATTGTTCCTATTTTTGCTAAGGGTAAGAAGTATGAGCGTATTATGGCTATGAGTCCTCTGTTTAAGATTGGTAAGATTCGTATTAAGAAGGATCAGAAGGATTTTATTGATGAGTGGATTAATTATGATGCTAGTATTTCTAATCCTAGGGATGACTGTTTGGATAGTGTGGAGATTGCTTTGAGGACTGCGGGTGCGTTGTTGGCTGAATCGTTTTTTGATAAGCCTTCGGTTCATCCTAGTGGTTTGCCGGATTGGGTTCTTGATGATCGTCCGGGTGATGGTAAGAAAGAAGATCGTTACATTGACGAGTTTATGGGGAGTATGTGGTGAATAATCTTATGGAGTTTAGTATTTACGCTAGTGGCGCTGATGCTATTACTGGGGAGCGTATCTTTCCGGGTGATAGTGTTTTAGATACTAATGTTGCTAATGTGCCTGTTCCTTATATGGGGGACACGCTTACACGATTTGTTAAGGAGTCTACAATTGTTTGGTTGGCGGAGTCAGCAGGATACACTCTTACTAGAAGTGATGCGGGAGATTCTAGCGACACAGAAGTTGTGGTTGGAGAAGATGCTAGTGTTGGAGGAGGAGAAACTCCGGTTGGAGACTCTTCGGTTAGAGGGCGCAAAGCCGTTAAATGATGTCCCTATGGGGCAGTTGCGTGTTGCTGAGGATGAGCAGGATGCGGATTGGGCTTTAGGGCAGGGGATTATTAATCAGGACGAGTATAAGAGTTTGTTAACTGGTGCGGGGCTGGATCCTAGCGATCTTAGTTTCGTTTAATGTATTGGGGGTGATTCTGCGTGGAAGATAAAAGTTATAGTAACGAGGATGTTCCGGCTGGGTTTGCCTCCGCTGATGCGCTTGTTAAACGTGTGGACGAGTTGCAGTCTGAGCGTGAGATTATGGAGCGCCAATGGAAGTTGAATCTTTCGTTTTATAAGGGCAAGCAGTACGTTTTTTATAATCGGAAGTCTAGGCGTATGGAGTCTTTGCCTACGGATGATGGTGATAAGCCTCGTTATCGTGTTCGTCTTGTTGCTAATCAGATTGCTCCTAATTCTAATGGTTTGCTTGCTCGTTTAACTAAGACTAAGCCTACGTTTTTTGCTACTCCTGCTCAGGCTGATTATGAGGCTATTAAGGCGACTGAGGTTGCTGAGTCTTTGTTGGATTATTGGTGGGATACGTTTAGTTTGGGGAGTAAGCGTGAAGAGGCAATGTTGTGGGCTATTATTTGTGGTAATGGTTTTTGGAAGATTAGTTGGGATGATAAGGTTGGGTCTAGTGTTAAGTTGATGCTTAATCCTGATGGTGAGCCTATTGTTAATCCTATTATTGAGCATCTTTTTAAGGAGCGTCTTGGTAAGATGGGGTTGGATGCGAGAGAGTTTGAGAAGGAGGTTTTTGAGGGAGAGATTAAGGTTGATGTTATGGCTCCTTTTGATGTTCTTTTGGATGATTCTGCTCAGGTCTTTGAGGATTGTAAGTATGCGTTTTGTGTGCATCCGATGAGTAGTGATGAGATTTATTCGCGTTATAATGTGCGTTTGAAGCCTAATGCTATTAATCGTTATCCTGATGAGACTCTTCCGGGGATGTTTGGTACTACGAGTGGTAAGACTAAGCAGAATGTTCGTACTGTTTTTGTTGGTTATTTTTTGTCGGGTCCAGAGTTTCCTGAGGGTCGTTATGTTGCGTTTACTAAGTCGCCTAATATTGTTTTGTATGATGGTCCTTGGCCTTATCCGTTTAAGAAACTTCCTCTTGTTAAGTTTCCGGGTATGCGTATTCCGGGTCAGTTGTATGATACTAGTGTTGTTGAGCAGGCTATTCCGTTGCAGAAGGAACTTAATCGTACGCTTAGTCAGATGATTGAGTATAAGAATCTTACGTTGAAGCCTCAGATGCTTGCTCCGGTTGGTTCTTTGCGTCAGCGTATGACGGATGAGCCGGGCGCTATTTTTGAGTATAATCCTGTTGCTGGTAAGGTGCCTGAGGCTATTCCTATTCAGAGTCTTCCTTCTTATGTGTTTCAGCATCTTCAGGATCTTGGTCAGCGTTTGCGTGATACGTTTGGTTTGAATGAGATTAGTGATGGTGCTGTGCCTCCTAATGTTGAGGCGGGTATTGCTATTGATCTTCTTCAGGAGGCGGCTACGGATCGTTTGGCTCCTCAGATTCTTATGATGGAGAAGGGTTTGGAGAGGGCGGGTAATATGATGCTTGAGTTGGCTCAGCGTTATTATAATGAGCCTCGTCTTATTATGCTTGCTGGTGCTGGTTCTAAGGCTAAGGTTAGTCGTTTTGAGTCTGCTGATATTATTGCTGGTGTTCAGGTTAAGGTTGAGACTGGTTCTGGTTTGCCTCGTACTCGTGCGGGTAAGCAGGCGCGTGTTATGCAGATGCTTCAGATGGGTATTATTAGTCCTACTAAGGCGTATAAGTATCTTGATATGGCTGATTTTAAGACGCTTCAGGCACAGTTTGAGGCTGATGAGGAGCAGGCTATGCGGGAGAATGATCGTCTTATTGTGGGCGAGCCTATTAATAAGCCTGCTGCTATGAAGGCTCAGCAAGAGTTGATGATGCAGATTGATAATCCTCAGGTTGATCCTAATACGGGTCGTCCTTCTGCGGTTACTCCTGAGGCTCTTATGCAGGTTATGGATGCTGGTTTGGCTCCGTTACCGTTTGAGAATCATGCTTCGCATCTTGAGACTCACGCTTTGTATATGAAGTCGCCAGAGTTTGAAGATCTTCCTTTGGAGATTCAGGAACGATTCCAGAAGCATTACCAGTTTACTATGACTGCGATGCAGGAGTCTGCTAATATTCAGGGTCAGCCTGCTAAGGTTAGTCTTCAGTTGCGTGGCGCTGTTGGTCCTACGACTGGTTCTAAGATTCTTACTCAGTCTGGTCTTAAGGGTGTCACTCCGCAAGAGTTGTTGGAGCCGCCGCTTGATACGGTGGTTATTGATAATAAGGATAAGCCTAATGCTGAGTCTGCTGGGGGCGAGGATATTGCTAGTTTGCAGCAAGATTTGGCTAATAGGTTGGCTGAGAAGTCTGCGGTTCATGAGCAGAATATGCAGCAGCAGTACCAGAAAGAAATGAGTGGCGTTGGCTTCCAAAAGTAATATTCAATGGTCGGATCAGGATCGTGCGGCTGCGTATGTTCTTTGGGTTTCTAATGATAAGAATGTTCGTAAAACGTCACGCGAGTCTGGTATTCCAACTAATACTCTTCGTTATTGGGTTAAGGGTTGGAATGAGGATGGGCCGCCTGATGCGGTGTTAGATGAACTTCCTGCTCAAATGTACGAGTTTGTGCATCATGCTAATCGTGTTCGTCAGAATGCAATGGATAAGTTGGAGGAGTTGATTCCTCAGGCTGAAGTTAGACAATTAAGTGCTATTGCTACGGTAGTGGGTATTATGGATGATAAGATTCGTCTTGCTACTGGCTTGGCTACTAAACGTACTGAAACCGTTCAGATACTTCCTTCTCGTGAAGATATGAAGGAACTTATGAGTGGCTTTGTTGATGGTCTTGTTGGTGCGGCGGAGAGTCGTGCTGGCGAGATTATTGATGTGGAGGTAGAAGAGCAACCAGAATCATCTGGACTCTTAGTATTAAAGGGGTAGTTAATGAGTGAAATTGATATGGAGGGCGCTGTTGAGGCTCTTCAGGCTGTTATTCCAGAGTCTTATGATGAGGATACGGCAACTGTTTCGGATAGTGTTGTGGACGATAATCCCGATGTGGAATCGTTTACAAAGTTTGATCCGAATGTTTTACCTGAAGATATGCAGCAAGTTTATCGGTCTATGCAGGCTGATTACACTCGTAAGACTCAGGAAATTGCGGATATTCGTCGTCAGGGTGAGGCGTTTTCCGATCTAGGTGTTGATGTAGATTCTGCGCGTAATATGATCCAATTCTATCAACGATTAGACTCTGACCCCCAGTTTCTTGCTGGGTTTGTGTCAAATGTTCAGTCCGAGTTAGAACAAGCGGGGTATTCGCGTAATGAGGCTGCCGAGTTAGCACCTACTGTTATAGATGAGCGTTATGGAGATATTTCTCCTATGCTTGCTCAAGAGTTGGGGGAGATGAGACAGTTCCGTGAACAAGTGTTGTATGATCAGGAACAGGCTAATCTTATTGGTGAATTAGAGGGTCAGGAACAAAGTATTCGTTTAGGTAATCCTCATTATAGTGATGATGATATTTCTGCGATTTACTCGTTGGCGTATTCTACTGGTGGCGATTTGTCGCTTGCGGCAGAGGAGTACCATGGAATTCAACAGCGGCTTCTTGGTGGATACTTGCAGTCTAAGCAGGTTCCTGTGGGCTTAGCGCCTACTCCGTCTGGTCCGTCTACTATCCCTGCTAGAGCGTTCTCGTCGCTTGATGAGGCGCATAAGGCGGCTATGGAGGCTATTCGTAACGCATCTTAAATTTAATTATTATGGAGGTGTGTTTTTATGGCTGGTGGAACATTAGATACTGTTAATAGCATTCTCAAGGAGTATTACCTTGGGCCTGTTCAGGAACAGTTGAATAATGAAGTTCTTCTTCTGTCGCGTATTGAAGCGCGTTCGGAGGATCTTGTTGGTAAGGCGGCGTTTGTGCCGCTGCATACTGGGCGTTCGTCTGGTATTGGTGCTGTTGCGGAATCTGCGGCGTTGCCTGCGGCTGGTAATCAGTCGTATGCTCGTGCTGAGTACGACCTGAAGTACTTGTATGGTCGAATTCAGGTTACGGGTCCGTCGATGGCTAAGACTAAGAGTGATGCTGGTTCGTTCTTGCAGGTTTTGAAGGGCGAGTTGGACGGCGTTCGTGCCGACTTGACGAAGGATCTTGCTCGTCAGATTTATGGTACGGGTGACGGTGTTATTGGTACTGGTACTCCTGATGCTACGACTGCTACGACGCATACGATTACGCTTGCGAACTGGGAGCCGTTGAAGAAGGGTCAGTTCTATGTTGGTCAACTCGTCAACTGCTTTGTTCAGTCTACGGGTGTCGCTACTGCTGGTACAATTACAGAGTTTACGATTTCTGCTGTTAGTATTGTAGATGTTACTACTTCGACTCTTACTGTTACTAGTACTAGTGTTGCTATGACGGCTGTACTGGTTGCGATTACTCGTTCTGGTAGCGTTACCGCTGCACAGGCTATTAATCGTTTCAATAATACGAGTCGTTCGAATGAGATTGACGGGCTTACTCGTGTGGTTAATGTGTTTACTCCTGCTGCTGCTTCGGCTGCTGATGGTACTTATTCTAGTGCTACTCTTGCTACTGCTCAGGGTAAGTCTGGTTCGCTTGGTAAACTTGATGCTTACTCGGCAACGTATTGGGATAATCAGCGTACGTTCGGTGCTACACCGGGTACGGCTGAGGCTCTTACGATCATGCGTGTGCAACAGGCTATTAACCTTGGTCGTCAGAAGGGTGCTATGCCTTCTGCGATTATTACGTCGCTTGGTG